ACTTTAAGAAAGAAGAAAGGTAAAGATGAATACTATCTTGCTACCACAAACTTACCAACCGAACCAGATGCTTTGCATGCAAGTCAAGTATCCTTTTACTATCATTGCACTAAAAGAAAACCATTTTTGTTTTATGTAAATGAAAAAGATTATGTCATCTTTGATAACAGCCATGATAAATTATCAAAGGATTATTTAGAAGATCAATACAATCTTATGACCCAAAAGTTATTATCATGGGAACAACTAATTATATTCTGTAAAGGGGATCTAAATAAACTAGCACACTTTGCAGAACCACCAGAATTAAATCATCCTTTTTATTATAGGGATTTAATACAACAACAAAAAGATAACATAAAAAAACTATGGAGATTAAACGCATGAAAAACATATATCAAAAATTACACCAAGCATGTTTAAATGCAGGTGGCGTAAAGAAAGGGGAGAAAGTAAAAGGTATGCACTTCAATCCTTTGCTGCACGATGCAGTACAAGAGGTTGCAACTCAAGCATTGTTAGATCAAGGATTGTATCCAACATGCAGCTACAAAACAGATACGCATGAAACATTTGTTATGGTTACTTGTTACATGACCATACATGATGTTGATAATGTAGAAGATAAGATAGAAGTAAATGGTTGTAGCGCAATGGGTGGATTGGATAAGTTTGGTACTGGTCAAGCTATGTCATACTCAAGAAAGTATGCTTTCTTAAATCTATTAAATTTAAAAACAGGAATACAAGACGATGATGGTTACACAGCAAAGCCATTTGAAGAAGTAAAAAAAATTCCAGTAGGCAATGGAAAAAAGAATATTAAGCTAGACATGGATCTGCTTGATATGGGTCTAATAAAAAATGACATTGAAAAAATCAATGACATATATGCTCTGAGAAATTGGAAGAAACAAAACTCAGAATTATTTGACTCTAATAATAAGTCTCTTCGAGAGTACAGACAGATAACTGATTTGTATGAAACTCGTGAGACAAAACTAAACCAAGGAGTAATAACAAATGGCTGATGATATATATATTAAGCTAGTAAGAAACAATAAGAAGAACGCACCAGAGCAACCTGACTGGGTTGGTCCACCAAATCAAGACTCTCCACCTGACAAAGATTGGAGGATTGGTGTTAAAGTTGGTGATACTTGGTACAATCAAGCAGGCTGGGATACAGAAGATGGTTTGATTAGTATAAGACTTAGAGCAAACGACAAGTCTAAGTCAGGATCTTCTGGTGGTGGTGGCACACCAAGTTTTGCACCCAAAAAGGATTATGCAAAACAACCCAGTTATGGTAGAAGATATTAGGTATTAATTATTTATAGATACCTCTCGATGAGGTGGGGTTTTTATCAGGCATCCCTTTCTGCCTTCTTTAGTTGTTTTCCCTGCCTCATCATCTAACTATGGACACAATAGATTTATCAGATAAGATTTTAAAAAAGATCATGGAGGATCGGCAAGAAGATTATGGCGACTTTAAGGAGAACTTTAGGCTGATCTCTGTCATATTTAATGTTATACTGCACGACAAATTAAAAGATGATATAGAACCACACGAAGTAGGTCAGCTTATGATGGGTTTAAAATTATATAGAACAACTAGAAAATACAAGGCAGATAATTATGATGACCTTGAGATATACTCAAAAATGGCTAAAGAACTACATAAATTAAGTATAGACAAAAAGGATTAAATGACTAAATATATACGAATTAAATCTGGCGAAGCAAGTTTTGTACTGGTTGAAAGATTTGATGATGTGAAGAAAGCTGCAGATCCTAACGCACAAGGAGAACATGTAGAATGTAAAATCGAAAATGTAAAATTAGATTTTACAAAAGTAAAAAAGGAGAAGGATGAAGAGCAACAGCAAGATGCGGATATACGACAAGCTGCAAAAGGAGTTTGACTTGATATTAAAGCATAAGGAAACTGGTCAATGTCTCAAAACTCTAAATGCTTACAGAAGAATACCAAAGCATTGGAGCAGAATTGTTAAGATAGAAAACGCAGAAGCAAAAAGAGCTTAACGCATAATCGTTAGTTCAAATTAAAAAAAACAAAGAAAGACTGTAGGGGATTAATGACTTCAAAACAAATATTCAAAGAGATTAGATTAGCTATGAAAGCTAGTCAGTATTCTAACTTATCTAAAAGAGAAAAAATAATTTATAAAAATGCTTTCAAGAATGGATATAAATTAGCGCAAAGCCACATTAAAAAAAGAAAAGATTACAAACCAAAAAAAATTATTAACTTTCAGTTTGGAAATGTAAGTCCACAGATTGTAAACTCTGTAATTGACAAAGTGTGTGTCAAGTATGAAGTGCATAAGAAAAGTTTGCTTGGCAAGTGCAGAACTCAAGATGTAGTTCGTGCAAGAAACATTATACATAATATTCTAAATGAAAAATATAATATGAACTTAACTAATATTGGTCGATACTTTGGACAGGACCACACTACAGTATTACATTCAATCCAAATGAAATTTAAAAAAGAAAGATTCTGGAGTCCAGAACAAACTATTTGGAATGAATATTTAGATTTAATTGATTAAGTTCTAGCGTAGTTAGGTCTTTTACCTTTTCTCGATCTTCTCTCAGCAGTTTGTTTTCTTGATACAGCAGCTCTTCTTTGACTTGGTGTCATGGCTCTCGCTTTAGCAGCAGGTACACACTTAGGATAGTTTCTTCTTTTTTCTCCCTTGCTCCTACCACATTTAGGAAAGCCACCACCTTTCTTCGGATTAGCAATGTCAACCCAGTTAGCTCTTACCCAAGATCGTAAACCTTTTGACATTATCTTTTCTTTTTATTTTTTTTTCTACCACCAGGCACTATCTTTCCAGAACAAACAGCACTTGCGTACATGTTTGCATAAGCCGAAGGATATACCTTGAACTTTCTTTTGGCGGCAGCCTTTCCTCTTGGACAAAGTTTAGCCATATCTTCTTTTCTTACTTTTTCTTAACTTTGCAAAGTCAGCTCCTGTTATTCTGTCTCTTGGTTCGGCTACACGAGCTATCTTCATTTGTTTCTTTGAGTATTTTTTTTTACCTTTTCCTGGCATTATCTTTTACTCATTTTCATTTTCATGGATTTTTTTTTCTTATCCATTTTGCCTTTTTTGTTCATAGGCTTTTTCATTTTCTTTCCATAGTGTCCTGGCATTGTATCTCTCCTTTTGTTTATGTTTACAATAATTATCAAAACAACTTTCATCTTTACCATCATGACAAAAGTATTTCTTTTCTCCATTTATAATCCATCCGCCTTCATTACTCAATAATTCTTTTTCACAAAGATGACACCAACCACAGGTAAGTATAGCTTGTTTTTTATTCCAAGTCTTACGCTTCAACTAGCATCTCCATCTTCTTCTTGCTTGTCTTAGTCTTGAGTTGGGGTCTTTGGCAGCTTTTGGAAATCGTTTCATTTGACCTGCGCTTCTTGCACAATATGATTTACGTCTAGCTTTCTCTCTTGCAGTTAGTCCACTCTTTTTAGTTACAGCAGTTTTAAGTTTTGATCCGGGGTTCTCTCTTCTGTATCTTGCAACACCAGCCTTAGTCATACCCGCACCAGACTTTGTGGACCTGTAATATTTTTTAGTTCTTGGTGGTTGTTTATCTCTTCTACTCATTAATCACTCTTTGATATACTAATTATCTTACCATCTTCTACGACAGCTTTTACTTTTGTGCATTGATAAATTAATCTATCGCTACCATTATTTCTAGTAGCAATTCTCTTTTTTTTTAAACATTCAGATATTGATGGCATTAATAAATGTTCCTTTAATTCTGGTGGATTACCTAGGTACATCATTAGAGCTATAACCATTTCCATTTTCTCTTACCTTATCTTTTAATTTTTCTACATCTGCACGAAGTCTCTCAATATCCTTTATCATTCTTTGAATATTAACACCATTGTGCATCATCTCATCTACTCTATTTATAGTCTTTTCAAGATCAGACGCTAGAGATTCTTGAATTAAAAATTGTTCTTGGTCTATTGGTTTCTGGTCCGAAGCCTTCAGTAAATCATTAAGCATTAGCTCCCTGCTTGTCTCCAAAGAAGTCAATCTACCCGTTAATTCTGTGTAGCCAACAACACCAGCAATTACACCAGCTACTATCGCCAACATATTCTTGATTGGCATACTTACTGAAGTGCTTTCGCTGATTTTCATTATAAAATAACTGCTGCTACAATCACTAATATAACAACACCAGCAATAACTTTGTGGTCTGTCCAATAGTGTTTGATACTTTCAATAATTTTATTCATAACATTATCCTCCAAAATTTGTATATCATTTTCCTTGTGAATTGTAACGCTTAAATGAACGCTTTTTATGCTTGTTCATACTGCTCATTTTTGGTCGTCTGCCAATGCTAGTTTTTTTTGGTATTCTTACGTGTTCTAGCTTTTCGAGATTGAACTTTTTCCATTGAAAGTGTAGTAGGTATTTAGGTTCGTTATAATTCTTAACCATACCTATATCAAAAGCTGTTAGTGTCATTTTTTACCATTACGAAATATTTGTGTACCTTTTATACCATAGATACTTGCAACAACTAAAATCCAAAGATTTGTAAACCATGAAGGTAGTTGTTGGAACTGTTCAAAGAACTCTTTTATTTTTTGAGATGCACTTGGATCATCTGAGAAAACTCCATAAGCAATAACTAATATCGGCAGCGTCAACACAACCAATACGAACTCGTCTTTCCAGTCTGATTGTCTTGCCTCCAATAATTTACCTTGGTATTCTGTTTCACCTTTTGCCATCTTAGCTGCGTGCATGTGTTGTGCATCAGCCATTGCCATTTTAGTTTCTTGACGCTTTTTATATATATGACTAGCAGCGTTCAATCCTAGTTTTAAAGCACTAAACCACATTATCCTGTT